AAATAAATATATTTATATTTAATAGAATAATGAAAAAAAAAACAGAGTTATTATTGAAAAAAAATAACGAGATAAATATTGTAGATAATAATTCAAATTCAAATCAATTGAATATTATAAAAAAAAAGGCTTATTTTTTTAAAGATATTATTGAAAAAACAATTTTTCACATAAATAAAAATAAATTGTTAGGGATTGTAACGATTGTTGATGTAAATATTTGTACAAATAAATTGTATGATATAAATTTACAAATTAAACAATTATTAAATGATATAAATTCAAATATAATTTGTGATATAGATAAAAAAATATGCGAGTTGCAAAACATTAATAATGAGCTTTCGGGCATGATAAAAAATTACGGAACCTATAGTTTGATTGATTTATTGGTAATTTGTTTTGGTAATGATATCAATAATATCACTGATTCAAAATTTGATTTATTAAAAAAATATTTTCATCCAATTAGTTACAAAATATTAAACAATGTTGATTGTAAAAGTAATTTAGATTGTTTTGATATAAATAATAGTTATAAACAATTTTATGTGAAAGTTCACGGAGTTAAACTGCATGTTTATAATAGTAGTTACAAAAAAGGGTTGTTAATATATGGTGTTCTAGATGACATAATGTTAGACTTTTTATCTAATGATTTTATAACAGATAAATTAGAAAATATTAAACAACATACTCCAAACGACCCTGAGTTTAAAAGTGAATCGTTTGATAGATTTATTTCGTCATTATTTTTAAAGGATTTACTTATAAACAATAATAATAAAAATTTTTATGACAAGTTTATGGGTTATTTGACACAAAATAAAATTTTAAAACAAAAAACAATAACTCAAACTACCAAAGATTTTATTGCAGACGATTTATTTTCAAAAAGAAACACATTGCTTTATTTATTAATTAAAACTGATAATTATGAAAATCAATACTTGGCTTATTTATTATATGATCTTTTATCAAATGATGTAAATGGCAGTATTGATAGTGAGGAACAAACAATATTATTTGATAGTTTTCCTTGGAATATAAAACAAATATTTAAAAAAGCAATGAAAAACACTATCAATTATACCAATGAATTATCCAATTTTGATATGAGTAAAATTCCTTTAGAGCAACAAATATGTTTGTTAAAGGCAAATGATGATGTTAAAGAAAAGGCTATGTTAAAATTAAAAGAGGTGAAAGCAAAAACTGAAGATTCCGGATCTAAAGCGCGACAGTATTTGGATGGATTATTAAAAATACCATTTTCAATTTATAAAAAAGAACCAATTTTACATTTGATGGATACCATTAGAAGTCAATTTAAGGATTTATATGAAAAATATAGACTCGGTGTTGATTTTACCGAAATTCCAAATAAAGAAAAATATACGAATCTAGAAATTGTAAAATATATTTCTTTAATTAGAAAAACACATTATGATAATTTAGAAAATAATCATTGGATCAGGTTAAAAACATTGGTTTCTATTGGAGATAAACAAACAATTATTAATAATATTATTTCGTTAAATAAATTTTTAGATAAAAATGAATTATCTAATTTGAAAATGATTTATAAATCAAAAAACAAAACTCAACTCAAAGAAGAGATTTATAATTTTATTAATTCTATTAAAACAGTAAAAAATACTTCTTTGATATTAGATTTAAATGAAGAATTTTTAAATAACTTAAAAACAAATTCAAAAAATAAGAATTTTAATGATAAAACAGAATTAACGACAGATCTAGTCTTACTAGAAAAAAATATGAAAATTATAAATGATTATATGAGCAATGTAAAGGTAACCTTGGATAATTGTGTTCATGGCCATGATAATGCAAAAAAACAAATAGAGATAATTATTAGTCAGTGGATAAATGGTCAACAAAAAGGTAATTGTTTTGGCTTTGAAGGTTCTCCTGGTGTTGGTAAAACAACGTTGGCAAGGGGTCTATCTGAATGTTTGAAAGATGATAACAATCATTCTAGACCATTTAGTTTGATAATGATGGGCGGCGATTCCAATGGGAGTCATTTGGTTGGACACTCTTATACCTACGTTGGCAGCACATGGGGACAAATAGTTCAAATTTTGATTGATAAAAAATGTATGAATCCTATAATTTTGATTGACGAAGTTGATAAGATAAGTAGAACAGAACAAGGCAAAGAAATAACTGGAATATTAACACATTTATTGGATCCAACACAGAATGATAGTTTTCAAGATAAATATTTTTCTGGTATTGAGTTGGATTTATCAAAAGCATTATTTATTTTATCCTATAATGACCCAGAGGCTATAGATAAAATTTTATTAGACCGTGTTCATAGAATAAAATTTGATAGTTTGACTATAGAAGATAAAATAGAAATAAGTAATAAGCATTTGTTACCAGAAATTTATAAAAGTATTGGATTGGAGGGAGTGATAGAAATTTCAAATGAAACAATAAAATTTATTATAGAAGAGTATACTTTGGAATCTGGTGTAAGAAAATTAAAAGAGAAATTTTTTGAGATAATAGGTGAAATAAATTTACATATATTAAAAACTACCAATACTAATTATGATGAAATTAAAATACCATTAGAAGTAACTATTGATGATATTAAAAATAATTATTTCAAAGATAAACGAATTATGCGTAAACAGCAAATACATAATGAAAATAAGGTGGGTATAATTAATTGTCTATGGGCTAATATCTATAATATTGGTGGCATTTTATCAGCTACGGCAAGTTTTTATCCTTCTAATAATTATTTGTCATTTAAATTGACAGGATTATTAGATAAAATGATGGAGGAATCTTTTCAATTATCCTTAACTATCGCCTTTAATTTAACTAGTGTAGAGAGAAAAAAAACGCTTAAAAAATCTTATGATGGAACACAGAAATATGGTATACATTTGCATATGGGTGATGGAAGTGTTGAAAAGTCGGGTACATCTGCAGGTATAGCTGTTACAATTTTATTGTATAGTTTGTTGAACGATAAAAAAATTAAAAACGATTTTGCAGTCACTGGGGAGGCTTGTGATTTAAATGGGAAAGTTGGTGAGATCGGTGCATTAAAAACGAAAATTATATATGGTATTAAATCTGGTGTTAAAAATTTTATATACCCAAGTGAAAATGAAAAAGATTTCAATGATTTTTTTGATAAATATGGTAATACAGATTTAGTGAAAGATCAAAATATACATTTTTATCCAGTAACTAATATTCAAGAAGCGATCAAATTAATTATAGAATAATAATATTTATTAGATTTTTTAATAATTTTATATTATAATATGAATAGTCAAATTCAAAATATGGATATCAAAGGAGGAATAAGAGGGAATAGCCCTTTATTAATTTACCAACCATTTAGTTTTATAGTGTTTCTTTCTTTTTATTCCCCTATTATTTTGGCTATAGTGATGGTTTCACTATCTTTTATTTTTCAAAACTTTAAAGGGTTTGTATTTTTGGGGTTTTTGATAGGTATTTCTGTTTTAAGAAATTTTATTTATATGTTGAATGGTTCAACAATAACTCAAAATGATAACACAATATGTACAACTATTCAATACAGTAAATATGGAAACTCAACATTTAGCGCCTTTGTCTTTGCTTTCACTATAATGTATTTATCCATTCCAATGTTTAGTAATGGAAGTGTTAATTACTGGGTGTTTAGTGGATTATTGGTATATTTTTTTGCAGATGTATTTATTAAAATTTATAAAGGTTGTATTATTAAAATGAGTGAATTATTTTTAAATATTTTAACTGGATTAGCATCGTCTGCATTAATTATCACTTTAATGTATGCGGGCGGATCAAGCAAATATCTATTTTTTAATGAAACACAAAGTAATAAAGAGGTATGTTCAATGCCTAAAAATCAAACATTTAAATGCAATGTTTATAAAAATGGTGAATTGATTGGAAATTTATAAATTACTATTGTTTGTACTATTGGATGTATTTTCATTTGTTGGATTGGTATTTGGTTCAGGTTGTTTTTTAGTAGGTTTAAAATATTTGTAATTTTTAATTAACCAGGTTTTTAATTCACCTAATAATAATTTTCTTTGGAAAGATTCTGCAATTAAATTCATGTTTCCTTTCGTATGATAAACACTTACAAAATGATTAAACGTAGAACCGACATTATATCTTTTGTATTTTTCAAGGTTATTATAATTGAACATTTGTTTTTTTTTTCTTTTATTTACAGTATTATGAAATACATACAACATACTTTTGAAATCATTTTTAGTTATAATTTTATTAATATTAACTTTTGCTAAAAAATGAATTGCGTGCTGGGAACAATCTGGACAAGGTAAATAAGTACAAATTCTTTTTATAAACGAAAATAAACTTATTTTTATATTTAAAAACCCATCTTCGTTTATATTTTCTGCTAATGTATGAAAAAATGTCCATACAGGTGGGCCCCAAATTTCAGGCGGCGACATAATATATCTGTAAATAAAAAAAATATAAAGATAAAGCTTAATGATTATTATGAAATATAATATAGAAAACAATATAGATTTTTATAAAGAGTTATATATTTCTTTATATGAAGATGTTGATAAAACAGATCATGTAGATGTTGTAGCTAATGAAGATGATAACATTAAGATGTGTTTAATATCAAACTTACCTTTGAAAGATTATTACGTTCAATTAAATTGTGGCCATAAATTTAATTATGAACCTTTATATAAAGATATTTTTAATCATAAAAAAAGATTCAATTCTTTAGAACAGAATAAAAATAAATTGGCATTGCATCAAATTCGTTGTCCTTACTGTAGAAATATCCAAAATGAATTGTTGCCTTATCATGAACATTTAGGATTACCAAAAGAAAACGGTGTTAATTTTTATGATATAAATAATATTAATGGTGTTTCTTATAATTATATTATTCCTGAAAATCAATGTCAATACCAAATAATAACAACAGATACATCTGGAAATTCACATACATATCAATGTCATCATTTTGGTTATTCGCACCATGTTTTAAAAACTAAATTCAATGATACAACTAAATATTGTTATACTCATAAATTAGCTGTTATTAAAAGTAATAGAGAAGCTTTAAAAGAAAAAAATAAAGCCATCAAATTAGAGGAAAAAAATAAAAAATTAGAGGAAAAAAATAAAATGAAAATGGAATTAAAGCAAAAGAAATTGGAGAATAAAAAATTCACTGTTATTGAAAATATTGGAACAAGTGAAACAAATATTTATTGTGTTGCAATACTGAAAACAGGAAAATATAAAGGTTCACAATGTAAAACTACTATTTTTAAAGATAGTTTATGTAAGCGCCATTTTAATGTAAAAAAAAAAAATAATAAGCAGCTATTAAATAATGATGAAAATGAAAATGAAAGCGAAAATGAAGAAAATATTGTTATAGATAAAGATATAAAAATTTAATATGTATATATTTACATATAAATATGAATGAAACCACAAACACTGATATTTTAGGACCTAAGGAACAATTAGTCAATAACATTCGCGAATGGGTAAAAATAGATATTGAAATTTCCCAATTAAGACAAGAAATTAAAGAAAGAAATAATAAAAAAAAAACTATGACAGAAAACTTGGTAAATGTAATGAAAACAAATAGTATAGATTGTTTTGATATAAATGACGGATCGTTAATTTATAAAAAAAATACAGTTAGAAAACCTATAAATGCAAAATCATTATTATCTTCATTAAAAAACTATTATAAGGACCAAAATACAGCAGAAGATTTAACCAAATATATTATGGACAATCGTGAAGAAACAATAAAAGAAACAATTAAGCGTAAAGTACATAAATAGAAATTAATTATATTAAATATATCAATATAACTAATGAATACTGACGATAAGTTTTTTTCTTACGATGCTTTAAATTTACTACGTGATGATATAGATAACATCACATCAATTATTAGCGATAATATTAATATTGATAAAGTTATTTTAGTTCCATTTAAGATAAACTTTAATTGTATAAATCCATTCAATACAATTTTATTAACTAATAATTTTACAGATGTTTTAAGTTTTCCATCTATAGATATAAATTATCACAACGGTGAATCAAATAACTCTACAAAAATATTATCAATGATTAACTGTTATTTGTATTCTATTTTTTTATCGAACGGTAATTCGGGCATATCAAATTATGGTTTTGATTCTTTTATAAAATTACTTGAATTTAAAGGTTTTTATGTATATGAAAACAATGTATATGTTTTTGTTGATTTAACAAAATTAGAGATAAATACTAATATAGTTAATAGAAATTCATTGTATTGGTTTGCTTTACTTGATGAAATAGTAAATAAACAAAGCGTGTGTAATATTCCAATTAGCGAAGAAGTCATTGATTTTTATATGAATAATAATGAATTTATTTATTTTAAAAATTCCAAAGGAGAATTAATTGAAGTGCCTTCCGTGGCATACACCGGATCACATGATAAATCATTGCACTTTAAATTTACTTTTGGAAATACTGCGAGTGATAATAATGCTATTCTAAGTTCAGGGTTTTATTTTACAAATTATATTAATGCTTTTAGGCAAGGAGGATGGTCATTAGATTATAAACCAGAATACAAATACGGGAAACAACTCACAGAAGATGATAATGGAAAATATACTAAAGGTGGCATAATAAGATATGCTATATTTTTAGGTAATCAATTTATAAAAAATAATTATCCAAATGATACTATAGATGAGTCTGAAATAAAAAAAAACAAATTGTGTAATAATCAAAATATCATTGATTATAATTACGAAAAAATGACACTGAGAATTAGTGATCACGATGGTTTATGGAAACAAATATATGATAGTGTTTATTTAGGTAAAATAGAATTAGATAATGGCGATTACTTAAAAAATGCTAACACATATGTTGTAAAGGATTATTACAATCATACACCATTATCATACCATTATATAGATAAAACTACATTAAGTAATACATTTGATGAAAATAGTGATTATCAAATAATGTAGAATATAGCAAAAAAATATCAACTAAAAAATAATATATTAATAATATAATTATGAATAAAATTACATTATTAGGTTTGTCAGTAATATTTTTTTACAGTTTGATTCAAATATTAAAATTTTATGGAATTAGTCCTGAAGCTTATAATATTTACATATATTTTTACATGTTTATTTTAATTACAATATTTATACTTCCAAATGATTATCCAAAAATCTGATTTTATTATACATTCTCATAATTTGATTTAGTTGTTTTTATTTGTTCAAGTATATTTTTAATTGTCATTAAATCCATTTTATCTTTTAAGTTATCAAAAATTTCACTTTCCAGTGGATCTCTATTGTTAATTTTTATAAATAATTCAATAAAATCATTGACATCTTTAAAATTAGTTTCTTCTTTTCTTCTTAATTTATTTTCTTTCATTTGTATAGTCTTTGCCATTTCATTTTCAGCTTTTTGTTTATTTTCATCATTGTACCATGGATTTCTACAATCGTCAGTTGGAATTAATGAATCGCAAATTTCAGGTTTGATAATTTTCTCATAAAAATTACGTTTTTGGAAATGATTATCAAATTCTTTAATTATATTTTCAGGAATACTTGGGCTAATTTCCATTAATCTATCGTATTCTTCTTTGCATATTTTAATCATATTAAATACTTTTGTACGTTCTGATGGATGTTTTGCAAGTTCTATTTTAATATTTCTGTAAAATTTATCCCATGAAATACTACTTACTCTGTGTGCTTCATTCAATTGTGTTATTTTTAAGAATTGCTGTATAGTTGTAATAATTCCTGCAGTAATATTGAATGCACCAACAATCATGACAAAATAGTTTTGATATTCTAATGGAACTCTTTCTTGTGCAAAATTAGCAGTTCCTGTTAAAGTTGATATAACAATGACAGGGATTGTGTACCAGGCATTTAATCTAGAATACATACTATTTGCTTTAGAATGCATCCATTTATAACACATTGCTTTATCACCCCATTCTGTAAATATCCTTTCGTGTTCAATAGACCATTCAATTTGGTCTTCGTTTGTGTTATTAATAAGAATATTATTAGCCTCGTTATCGTCTAATATATCAATATTGTTATTTTTCACAGCACTCATTATAATTTTATTAAATATTTAAATATTTGCAAATAATATAAAAGAAAATGGAGGTTAGACTTTCCAATTTAAAAATAGAATTCAATAACATTAGTTTAGTACGCAGTAAAATAATAAATGTTTTTGAATCATTAAAAAATAAATCAGATAAGTTGAAATATTTGTACGCTGATTTTATTAAACATAGCAATTCGCAATTATTTGTTTTTGGTTTAGATTCATTCCATTTTCAAAGTAAATTGATAGATTTAGAATACGATGATATGAAAAGAATATTTTTATTTGTCAATAACAGAATGTATTGTGAATATTTTAAATTATATAAATTAATATGCTCTTATGTAATTGAAAATGTAACTGATAAAAAAATATTAGAAATTATAAAAGGAAATAATTTTCCTGTATATAAAGATTTGGAGCCTTTTAAAGATTATAAATTTGAAATTACTGTAGAGATTCATGAAAATATTTTGGTGCTATTAAATTCAATTTTAAGTATTATTAATAATAGAGAAAATGAATTATCTATACATAAAAGTAAACAGTTGATTGGTTTAAACATTGATAACTTTGTTAATTCATTCAATTATGAAATAGTTTTAATGAAAGAAAAAGTGAATTTGTTTTTATCTTATATTGAATTTTTTCATAAACTACATGCTAAATATTTGAAAAGATTTAGTAATAAGATTCAATTGATGTCAAATCATATTAATAGTGATATTCAATTTGACGAAAATGTAGAAAATAATGTAATTAAAAAATCTAATGATGAATTTGATGATCAACCTTATAGTGAAAATAATGATAAAAAATTAAATCTTGTTATTGATACAAGTGTTGATGATAAAAATATATTTTTTGAAGATTATGAAAGTGGAATCAATACTCCGTCAAATAGTTCTTATAAATCTATTGAAAGTAAAAATACAAATAAAAAACTTAAAATGCCTAAATTTTTAAAAAATGGGATTAAAAAAGTAAGTAATATGATAATTGGTTGTAATAACAAAGCAATTGTTGATGATATTTCAGTAAATAATGAAATATTTACATACACGAATGAAGAAAATACTTTTAATGAAAAATTAATGATTACCTTGAATGATTTTAGTGATAATACATCATTTGATGAACAAATAATTCTAGAAAACAATAATGAAAAAGAAAGTCAAACTAGTGATATTTGTGAAGAAAATGTAAAAGAAGAAGAATTACCAGCACCAGCTCCAGATCCCGTACCTGTTGTAGAGGAAGAACAACCAGTTGCACAACCTGAACCTGTTGTAGAAGAAGAACAACCAGCTGCACAACCTGAACCTGTTGTAGAACAAGAACTACCAGCTGCAGAACCTGAACCTGTTGTAGAACAAGAACTACCAGCTGCAGAACCTGAACCTCTTGTAGAGGAAGAATTACCAGCTGCAGATCCTGTACCTGTCGTAGAAGAAGAACAACCAGTTGCAGCTCCTGAACCTGTCGTAGAAGAAGAATTACCAGCTGCAGATCCTGTACCTGTCGTAGAAGAAGAACAACCAGTAACAATAGAGTGAATAAAATAACTAACAAATGTATTTAAAGTTATATAAATAAATTAAAATACATTGAAATATGTTTTCACGAATATTAATTAAAAGATATTGTCATTCACATGGAAGAAGTAAATGTTATGAAAATATACATAAATTAGAATTATTGAGACAAGATGTAAATGAAATGAAAGAATTTTTAAAAGTCGTTGAAAAACCTTTATTTGTTATTTATAGTTCTAGTGTTTTATCAGTAATAGCTTCAATAGCGGTGATTAGTAAATATCTTTAAGTTATTTTTATTATTAAATAAAAAATTGAATTAAATATAAAACAATAAATAACATAATACAATATAAAGAACATACATAATGGAGCGCCGATTAAATAAAAAAGTAGAATCTTACATTTCTCAATTTAAAGAGAGTATCAAAGAAAAAGCTACACAGATGGGTGTTATTAATAATGAAGAAGTAAATCAACTTATTCATTATATTTATGATTATGATAGACTTTCATTTAATAAAGAAGATTTTATGAAAAGGAAAAGAGTTAAAAATTTTGTACCGATATTTGATAGGTGTTGTGCAAAGAGAGCTACGAACGAACAATGTAGTAGAAGAAAAAAAGAAGGGTTTGAATATTGTGGAACACATATGAAGGGAACGCCTCATGGAATTATTGATAATCAAGATAATGAAGCTAAAGTTAATACACAGAAAATAGAGGTTTGGGCACAAGATATTCAAGGCATAATTTATTATATTGACAAGTTTAACAATGTTTATCAGGCAGAAGATATTGTTGTAAACAAAGTAAATCCAAAAATTATCGCAAAATATATTAAAAATGGTGAACAATATTCAATTCCAGAATTTAATTTATAAATGTAATATAAATGAAAAAGAAAATTAAAAATACAAAAAAATATAAAAGAAAAAGTAGAGGAGGGAAAAATGAATCTTTTGATAATTTCACAAAATCAATGATCAAATTAACAACTTCTTTAAAAAAATTACTAGAAAAAGTTGCAAATAAAACAAAAGAAGAACGATCTTTTGGAAATGAAATTCCAAAAGATTTACTAGATAAAATTGAAGATCAACAAGATGAAATGACTAAGGTTTTAAAAAATATTGATAAAAAGGAAGAGGATATTAATAAAGAAAATTTGGACGAGTCAAAAGCAGAATTAGAAAAGGACATTCTTTTTTTAACAGAAAAAATTAATGAGGGTGTAAAAGAAAATTTTTTGGTTGAAAATAAAGAACGAAACCGTTCTTTTTATTTACAGGGACGTACATGGAATGAGTGGTTTTACGGATTTGTTGAGTATTATAATGAATTAAAAGACTCTTTAAGAAACATTATAGAAAATAATTATTACAATACAATTTTAAAAAAACCTGTAAATGAAAGAACACAAAATGAAAATGAAATAATAAAAAAAGTAAATAATTTAGAAATTGAATTAACTAATTTGAATAATAATAATATAGTAAAAGGTGGATATAAAAAACATTGTTTCACAAGAAAGAACAAAAAATTTAGGGTTGTATAATTTAGAAAATAATATTATTGACTCTAAAAATACAAAGTTATATTAATATATAAAATTAATAATATAACTTAACGAATGTGTGGTATAATAGGTATTTATCTGTATGATTCTAATTTGAATGCTTATTCTTATATTTTAAGTGGTTTGAATGTTTTACAACATCGTGGTCAAGATTCTGCAGGAATTTATACTTGTAAAGATAGTATTTTTTATTCTCATAAAAATAATGGAAAGGTAAATGACGTTTTTGATAAAAATATTGATTATTCAACAAAATTACTTGGTAATATTGGCATTGGTCATGTTCGTTATTCAACAACTGGATCATTGAGTATTGAACAATGTCAACCACTTTACACAAATTCTCCCTATGGATTAGCTCTTGTTCATAATGGGAATATTACGAATATTGACGATTTAAAATGTTTGATGAAACATGAAAAGCGACATATAAATACAAGTTCTGATTCAGAGCTATTATTGAATTTGTTTGCATTAAAACTCAATAACATTTGTGGAAAAATGGATTCGTTTATTGAAAACCAAAACCAAAATGAAGATGAAAATGAAAACATACAAATTTGCGCAAATATTTTTTTTGATATTGTAACTGAAATTTACAAATTAGTAAAAGGATCTTATTCTGTTATTATAATGATAAATGGGTTTGGATTATTGTCTTTTAAAGACCCATATGGTATACGACCACTATGTTTTGGTAAATCACAAAATAATTATATTTTATCTTCTGAAAGTGTTGCAATAGATTTCTTTGATTATCAGTTAGAAGGAGAGATAAACGCAGGAGAGGCTATTTTTATTTCTAACAAAGGGAAAATTTTTAGAAAACAAATTATTGAAACGCCTACAATACGACCTTGTTTATTTGAATATATTTATTTTTCAAGACCAGAATCAATAATTAATGGAATTCTTGTTTATCAGGCTAGAAAAAATATGGGTGAGATATTAGGATTTAAAATAAGGAATCAATATGAATTTATTAGTAAAGAAATTGATGTAGTAATGCCTATACCAGAATCTTCTAGAGTTTCAGCTTTAAAATTGTCTTATGTATTGGAAAAACCCTATTGTGAAGGATTTATAAAAAATAGTTACGTTGGTAGGACATTTATAATGCCGAGTCAAAAGGCGCGACAAAATAGTATTAAAATGAAATTAAATACACTCAATAAAGAATTTTTAAATAAAACTATTTTAATAGTAGACGATTCTATTGTAAGAGGTAATACTTCAATTGAGTTGATTAAAATGGCAAGAAGAGCTGGTGCAAAAAAAATTTATTTTGCTAGTGTTGCGCCTCCAGTTATTTATCCAAATTATTATGGAATAGCAATACCAACAAGTGAAGAATTAATCGCATATAATAAATCAATTAAACAAATTTCAACCATTATAGGTGCTGATCATGTAATTTACAATGATTTACAAGATATTGTAAAATGTTGTACTATGATGAATCAATACCATGTTAAAACGTTTGAAGTATCATGCTTTGATGGAAATTATATTACGTAATTTTGTATTGTATAATTTTATTATAATATTTAATATATGAATTTTGATACAGATTGCAAAGTAATATTGAATACTGCTGGTATTTATTTTGATAATATTAGTGATTTAGAAGGTATCTTTTTCCCTAGAGAACAATTATTATCTGATTTAAAATATGAGGAAGTTAAAAAATATATTCCTGAACTAAAAAAAAAATTTAGTTCTTCTTTTATGACTTCACTACAAAAAAAGGCGGAAACAAATCAAAAATGGCCTTTATTAAATTTGATTAGACAAATATTAACAGTTTATAATTATCATTTGACACCAATTAGAAAATGTGATGGTTATACAGCTGATGGTATTAAAAAATACAAACGGTTTTTTAAAATAATTAGAAAATTAAAAATAAAAGATGAAATAATAAATGTTGAAAATGTGTAGTCTTTGTTTATATGAGTAAGTTTACAAAAAATTAAATTTTTATGATAACTTATATAAATGATGTGTGATGGGGGGGGGTTAGATTTTATAATACCATTGTGTAACAATAATATGATAATTAGAGTAACAATAGAATCTATAATAATTAATTATAAACCAAAGAACATTTATATAATATCTAATAAAACAGACATAGATAATTTAGAAAAAGAATGTTTTCATTGGAATTTGAATGATTCAAAAATTTATTTTTTACTTGAAGATGACTTTTTTATATCTAATTATGGTTTAACAAAAGCAGATATTTATAAATGGTATACTTGGAAAGATGACAAATCAAGAGAATTTGGATGGTGGTATCAACAATTATTAAAATTAAGTGCTTTTAAACAAATTAAAGATTTAACTGATCCGTATGTTGTTTGGGATTCGGATTTAATAGTATTAGAAAAATGGAATTTGTATGATAAAACTGATAATATATATAAATTTGCTATTTTACAGGAGTGTGCGAAAAATGAATTTAATAAAAATGAGTATTCTAAGGCAATAAATGAATTAATAGGTATTGAAGCCATTGAACCATCAATTGAAGGAACATTTGTTCCTCATCATTTTATAATGCATCATAAAGTTTTAGAACATTTAATTAGACACATTGAAGAAAAAAATAATTTAGGATTTAATTGGTTAAAATCAATTATGCTTTTGTCAAATACTTATTATAGATTTAGTGAATACAAATGTATTGCAACTTTTATGAAAACATATTATCCGGATTTGTTACGATTTTATAAGTTTAGTGAATACGGTGCAAAAGGTATACGCTACAGGGATTCAAATGAAATAATAGAAAAATTAAAAAACTTTTGTGAAAATAATGGTGATAGAAAAATTTTAACATATAAAACATTCGTAGCGTTTATTAATGAAAATTTTGATGTAACTCCTAGTTATATTCAAATTGAACATGTTACCCACATATAGAAACCACTTTTAGAATCCACCTTTAGAAAAGGTGGAGCCAAATAGTTAGAAAGTTAGGTGTTGTTTTTGAAAAGTTGAAATTTTTTTATACCTTTTCAAAAAAGATATAAAAGTAGAATAATAGTTAATAATCATTTAAAAATTTATAATTATTAAGTATAGATGAATCTTTTACATGCGATTTTGTATATTTTCTTTCTTCTTTGTTTGAATAATAGTTGTTTGTTTTTAACTTGTAAGTATGTTAAGAAATTGGACTTATCAATGAGAAAAGAAAAGAAGACAAATGTAAATTATATTTATAGTCCAAAATCAACAAATCAAGACAAATATGTAGAATATTTAAATGACGAAAATGTTGATATGATAATTGCTGTAGGACCTGCAGGAACAGGTAAAACATTATTTGCTTGTTTAAAAGCAATTTCGCAACTTAAAAATGGTGAAGTTAAAAAGCTTGTTGTAACACGTCCAGTTGTAACAGTGGAAGAAGACATAGGTTTTTTACCTGGTAATATTGTAAAAAAAATGGATCCATGGACCAGACCAATTTTTGACTTGTTTTTAGAATTTTTTTCTAAATCAGAACTGGATAATTTTATATATAATAATATTATTGAAATTTCACCTTTGGCTTTTATGAGGGGTCGTACATTTAAAAATTCTTTTATAATTGCAGACGAAATGCAAAATAGTTCACCAAATCAAATGAAAATGTTAACAACTAGAATTGGTGTAAATAGTAAAATGATCATTACAGGAGATTTAAAGCAAACAGACATTCCAATTAATAATGGCTTAGAAGATTTGATAGAAAGAGTGAATAATTATAATGCCAAAACTAATAATAGTTTACATGCAATAAAGATAGTTACTTTTGAAAAACAAGATATAGAGAGAAGCGATATTGTTAAAGATATAATAAATATTTACGAATATGATGACAAGAATAAAATTACCAAGAGTAATACTAGTACCAACAATAATAGTAGTTACACTAATACTACTAACAAAAACACTACAAGTATTAATATCAGCAATAAAGCAACTACTGTACCAGAAAATACTAATAATACTACACATGTGATATCTAATAAATTAAATAATAATTACAAGTATAATTATGATAATGATGCAGCATTAATACCTAAACACCACATGACAAGGAATACAGATATATTTTTTGAAAGTTCAAATTATTGAAAGTTTGGCTCCACTTTACCTTTTATAAAAAGGTAAAACCAAAAAGATTAAGGGTTTGGCTCCACCTTTTTGAAAGGTGGAATAAAAAAAAAATGTGATAAAAAGAAAAGGTGAAAAAAAAAAAAAAAAAAAAAAAAAAAAAAAAGAATTTAAAAAAAAAAAAGAAAATAATTAAAAATAAAAAAAAAAAAAAAAAAAAAAAAGAAAAAAAAAAAAAAAGTAAAAAAAAAAAAAAAATGAGAAGTAAAAAAAAAGTATGTAAAAAAGTAAAAGCAAATAATTAAGAATGTCAATGTCAATTTCAAGTTCAATGTCAATGTCAATTTCAAAAATGAGTGTAAAAAAGGTAGTAGAGGAATGTGGAAAGCTGTACAATTTTAATGCAGAAGAAGCATTAAGAGCGTTAAATATAGAAGTAAAGGAAAAAAAAGAAAAAAAAGAAAAAGTAGTAGTAAATAAGAGTAAATATCCGTTGCCTTTTAACGGTGAAAAGAAAGAAAAGTGTTGCAATGGAATCGTAAAAAACCACGGTTTATACACGCAATGCTCAAAAAAAATATCGTTAGCAAAAGATGGAGAACCAAATTCAGGTTTTTGCAAGGGTTGTGAAAGCCAACCTTACGGAAACATAGATGATCGTGTAAAAGTAGATTTGTATTCGTACAAAGATCCAAAAGGAAAAAGTCCAAAAAGATACACAGAAGTATTAAAAAAACTAAAAATAACAAAAGAAACAATAGAAGAAGAAGTAAAAAGATTAAATATAACCATTAACCCAATTCACTTTGAAGAAGTCGCAGAAAATGTAAAACGAGGTAGACCAAAAAGTGAAAAAAAAGTAAAAGAGCCAACAGGCAAGAAAGGTCGTCCAAAGAAGGAAACGAAGGTCTTAGAAGTGAATAATGAAGAAGAAGAAGATTTATTTGCAACTCTAATAGCAAATGCAAATGCCAAGCAAGGTTTAGTTCAACCAGTAGAAGAAGTAGTAACTGCCGCGGAAGAGGTAGTAGAAGAAGTTGTAGAAGAGTCCAAGGAGGTACCTTCACCAAAGGGGGAAAAAAAGGCAAAAAAGGTAAAAGAAGTAGATCCAGCAAAGGAAGCCGAAAAGCAAAAGAAGGCTGAAGAGAAGGCAGCCAAAGAAGCCGAAAAGCAAAAGAAAGCTGAAGAGAAGGCAGCCAAAGAGCAAGCCAAAGAAGCCGAAAAGCAAAAGAAGGCTGAAGAAAAGGCAGCCAAAGAAGCCGAAAAGCAAAAGAAGGCTGAAGAAAAGGCAGCCAAAGAGCAAGCCAAAGAATCAAAAAAGACCTCCAAAGCCTTGTCTTCCCCTTCACAAAAGGTTGATGAAGAAGAGGCTGATGTAGTGCAAAAGATTGAATTTGAAGGAAAACCATATTATAAATCAAAGAAAAATGGTATAATTTATAATATGGATCAAGAAGTAGTAGGAAAATGGAATACAGAGAGAAAGGCAATAGACTTTGAAGAAGAAGAAGAAGAAGAAGAGTACGATGACTAAATTTCCACCTTTAGAAAAGGTGGAGCCAAAATAGTGGAAAAATAGATAGTAAATATTTGGCGCAACCTTTCTCAAATGTTGCATTGTAATTTTAAATATATATCCCTTTTTTTACTGTGCATTATGCGGTATATTTTTGTCACCGATAAATCAAATTGTGACCGATTTCTTGATTCTATATTTCATGCGATTATATTGTATTTTCGCACGATATATGCTGTGTATTTTTGTCACCGATAAGTCAATTTGTGACCGATTTCTTGATGTCCCGTATATAGGCTGTTTATAGTGTAATTCCACTGGCGGAACATTCCGCGAACATTCCAACGTACCGATACAGACCCAATATGCCGGCACCCCCGGGTGCACGAGTTGGCACTGTATATAGTGCGAAGCGGATGATAGAGTATGATATGGTGCATGAAAGTATATAACTCAATCGCTTTCCCTCAAGGAAAAGCAAAGATTACACCCTATCATTTTCTCTCTTAAATATCAAATAAAGAGAGAAAAGTGTTATAAATTTTTGGCTCCACCTTTTGAAAAGGTGGATTTAAAAGGTGGATTTATCAATGCCAACTTGTTTGGTAATCTTATGGATGATCTTATTCACTTTGGCTCCTTCATCATCTCCTTTTCCACCCATAGATTCGTATACAATTGTATTAAATACGCTACTTTTTTTAGAATCACCGTTGTCACAATCGGGATATTTCTCTCTAAACTTCTTAAACATACATATATTTTTATGTGCAATTTCTTTTATCAATTTTCTTAACTTAGGTTTATTGTCTTCTTCCTTTTCCCATTTATCTTCATCTTTAATGTAAATAACTTCCCTTTTATTATCGGTACAATGAATGGGTCTTTTTTCCATCTCCAAAGCATTCAAATTTTTAATGATTATATTGGAAATCCCTTCAATATAACCACTTTTGCCGACATTTTCCAAATCAGACAATTCAAGTTGAACTGAATCCACAAACTCTTTGATATTCATGGCATCTTTACAGGTCTCGTTTAAAAAGAGTTGCAGATTGAATGTTTTATTGTTAGAATGGTTCATATTTGTGTTACCAATATTATTAATGCTTGATGTTGTTTGTTTTGACATTTCAATAAGAGATTGCTGAAGTTCATTATTTTGTTTAAATAACATTAAAATAAGTTGTTTGGTTGAAATATCAAGCTCTTCATCTTCTTCACATGCTTTGTAGTGATTTTCTTTTGTATGACAATTTTTTTTGTGTTTCCATAATCCACTTTTATCACAATATTCTTTATTACAATTTTCACATGCATAAAGTTTTTTTTCGTTTTTTTCGTTTTTTTCGTTTTTTTGGTTGCGAATATGTTTTTGTGTCAATAAATGTCTACTATAATCAGTCAATTTAGATGTAATAAAGTCACAGCATTTACAACAATATTTTGGTTGTTTAATATTTTCGTTTTTTTCGTTTTTTAGGTTGCCTAAAGTTTCCATTCTCTCTTAAAATATATAAATATAAAAAATTTGCAATGTTTAACACAAAAATTTATCGTAACAAATATATAATTATTTTTTTGGTGATCACATGCTAATTTTGCATTTCAGTCACAAATATTGTTTTTTCCAAACTGTTTCGCCCCTTTTCATTTTTGGACATTTTTTTTGTCCATTTTTGAAAACCCAAAATACTTTTGGGTATACTTTTTCTTTAACATTTGAGGGAAAGATAATATAATATATATAATATCTTTCAATAAAGTCGCGTCATATATGCTGTAAAAATCATCACCCATTTCTCGTTTTGTCACTCATTTCTTGATCCCCTATATATAGCCCCTTGCATAGTGTTACAATCCCATGGAACATTCGCGGAACATTCTACTGAGGCAAGGGTCGGGCGAACCCTCTCGGCGTTCCTAGGTGCACAAGTAAGCACTGTATATAGTGCGAAGCGGATGATAGAGTGTGAGATAGGTGCTAGATTGTATAGTATTATTATTCAAACACACATTTCTCTCTTTAACTTTAATCGAAGAGAGAAAAAAGAACCACTAAAAAAGGTTAGTTAGTTATAAATTACATAGTATAAAATCATTTTTACATATTTACGTTAGGTCTACAATACTACTTTGACGAACACTCGGGAATTCATCATAGTCCTCTTCATCATCACTATCATCCTCAGACCAATCCTCGGTTTCATCATAATCATCATATTCACCTTCATTGTCAGCAACATCTTCATCAACCCTGCTATCAATAATACGGATTTTTTTTGATTGAAGTAAATCAGCGCGACAAATAGGACAAGGCAACTCGCGTCCTTTAGGCTTGATTTGACACCAACATGAAACACATAATTTATGACCACATCCTGTCGTGGTTTTAGTCGTATCTAAGCAAACGGAACACTCTTCTGGATGTTCCTCATCACATAGAACACTATTAAGCATCTCTTCGTTACTAGAAACATGAGGAGCCTCTTTAGGATGTTTATTTGCAGGTGTTGCTAACACACCATTCAACTTGTCAAACTTCATCGCCTTAATATCATTATTTATATGCTTTAAAACACTCTCATAATCTTTCAACGTATACTTTGTTAGCTTTTTAATATATGTTTTTCGAAAGAGAAGTTGACGCACAACGTACGCTCTGTCCTCCGGTGTTTTATTGTACATCAACATTTTATATGTCATAATCTGTAAAGACATGCCATTTTCATTGACTATGAGCACACAATTAACTTTTAAACCACCAATTTCTAATACTGGTAAAACGGCAAATGAACTGCCATCCTCCATATTCTTCTCAATGGCAAGTTTAATGGATACCGGTAGCTCTTTGCTGGCGATAGGCACGCATCTACAACCAGCCTGTTGGCATGGGAGTTGTACGACGTTTTCGGCATTGACATTGATTGACATTCTGCTTTTCTGCTTGTTAGTAGGTTCGTTACACTTTTAATACAATTAATTGCCTATCCAAGAATCCTGGAAAAGTATCTCAATTTTATTTTATCCACCTTTGAGAAAGGTGGAGCCAAATATTTTGCACCACTTTTTTGAAAAGTGGTAAGTTGAAGTTGAAGTTGAAGTTGAAGTTGAAGTTGAATATCTTAACAAAAAAAATGTCAATAGCTTTGGCTCCACCTTTTTGAAAGGTGGAAGAAAAAAAATTGAGATACTTTTCAACGAATATTGGTAAGACATATAACTAACTAACAAGTGTCGCGAACCTAATAACAAGCAGAACAATAACGAAAATGACAACAACAATGCCATCAACCATTCCATCATCAATGACCCCTGAAATGCATGAGATACTCTATAATTCTAGCTCAAAACCACCGACTTCTCAAGAAGATAGAGTCAAATACCTTGTGGCTTCTTTAACAAGAATCATGGAAAAAGATACTGATTATTTCAAGTACTTCTTCTTCAACGACATTGAGGATTTCAAGACACTCGCAAACTGGGTGGACAGAAAGACCAAAGGCGAACCTTTTACAGATGGTGAGATGCTCGGGTTGAAGGCTTTAAATAGTGCACAAATTAAATACTTTGGATTAGCCATTTTCAAAGAGCTTGCATTAGGCATCTTTAATAAAGACCAATTCTACGAAGATTGTGGTGTTCCTGAGAACGCAAGACGTCAACGAAAACAACCAAAAGATATCCTCAAATGGGATCTAATAAAACAATAAACATTTATACCTGTAATTTTAACTAAATTTAAGGCCCCAAATAGGGGTCTTTTTTTGTCACTCATTTCTCGTTTTGTCACTCATTTCTTGATCCCCTATATAGGCAGCTTAAATAGGATGCAAAATAGGGGGCACTCATATATCAGTCCAACCTGGGCGGGCCGGGGTGCCTGCCGATGAGTCCAACCCTATGGTGCGAGTATGCTAGAGTGCTAGAGTAATACTCTACTTTATCAAAGGTGGAAGAAAAAATATGTCAAAACTATTTTATGTACAAAATAAAAAAAATTGAGATACTTTTTCTCTCTATTCTTAAATTTATTAAAACAACTAACAAACCAATTATCAAAATGCAGCTAAGATCAGGACGTTCAACTTTAACAAGAGCTACCGCTACCGCTACCCCAGCACATGCTACAAGAGCATCAGCAAGAAGAGACTCCCGCAACTACGAAGAATTTAACGAAAGAAGAAGATACCAAGAAGAGCAAAAACAAGTTGAAGACTCTATTTACGAAAAAGAAGACAATAAAACTCCAGCACAAAAAAAATGGAAGCATATCTCAAAAAGAATCAAACACCTATTATACTTAAGCGAATGTCAAAGAAAACAAAAATGCACTTTCACTGAAAAAGTCAAAACAATCAATGAAATCTACGAATTCATATTATACAACATGGACGATTTTATTGAGCTATTCAATGGTGAAATGAAACACAGAAAAGATTTTCCTCAAATCCTTTACACTAAAGGTAACGAACTACGTAGAGATATCGCCAGAGCAAATAAGAAAACCAGAGGTGAGCAACAATTGGCCTGGGAATGCAATGACCTTATCAATCATGCTACTCAACTAATATACCGTCACATATTAACCAAATAAAAATAATGTAGCTTATAACTTTTGTAAATGTAACATATAACTAACTAAAGTAAAAAATTCCTTTTTTGCTCCACCCTACCACTTTTCAAAAAAACTAGTGCAAGTTTACCTTTTAGAAAAAGGTAAACCCAAAAGTTCAGTTTTTTGACTCCACCTTTCTCAAAGGTGGAAAACTAGTGCAAGTTTACCTTTTAGAAAAAGGTAAACCCAAAA